AATCCAGATTGGATACACAACTAAAGAGGTAATCATGAATATAGAAAATTTAACTCCACTGGAAAAACTTTTAATTATTCGTTACATGATAGAACGCGGTGAGCTAGCTTACGGATTAAACAGTGACGTATGTGTAGACTATCACGGCGCGATAGAGTCTGATGGAAAAATATTGCTGCAATAAAGGGATTGATATGAATACATACGATGAATTTTTGAAAAGTAAACAGCACTCATTAAATCAATTTGGATTTGATCCTATTTTTATGCCCGACTTCCTTTTTGATTTTCAGAAATATATTATAGATTGGAATCTAAAGACAGGCCGGAGTGCTATATTTGCAGATTGTGGACTTGGCAAAAGTCCTATGGAATTAGTATGGGCTCAAAACATAGTACAGAAAACAAATGGGAATGTGTTATTGCTTACGCCGCTTGCTGTTGGTGTCCAAATGCAGAGGGAGGCAGAAAAATTTGGAATTGAAGCGCACAGGTCGAGAGATGGAAAGATACACGGAAAGATAACAATTACAAATTATGAACAGCTTGAACACTTTAACCCTAGTGATTTTAAGGGCGTTATCTGCGATGAAAGTAGTATCCTTAAAAATTTCAACGGAAAGATAAAAAATAGAATAAATATCTTTATGCGAAAAGTAGATTATAGGCTACTTGCGACAGCGACAGCCGCGCCGAATGATTTTATTGAATTAGGAACATCGAGCGAATGTCTTGGATATTTAGGACATATGGATATGTTAAATAAGTTTTTTAAGAATGATTTAAATAATTCGGCAACAGGACGTTATCGTGGCGAGACTGCAAAATGGAGACTAAAGGGACATGCTCATGAATCATTTTGGAGATGGGTTACATCATCGGCTCGTGCCGTTAGATATCCTTCCGATATAGGATTTGAAAATGATGGATATATTTTACCCGAACTAATAGAAAATGAACACAAAATGGATGTGGAGGGTAGATTTGTAGACGGTGCTTTGTTTGTACTTCCGGCACATGGGTTAAAAGAGCAGAGAGATGAAAGACGGGCGACTATTCAGGACCGCTGTGAAAAGGCAGCCGGTATAGTTAATTCACATAAAGATTATTCTGTTGTATGGTGTAATCTTAATGACGAGGGTGATCTTTTAGAAAAATTGATACCTGATTCAATTCAGGTAAGCGGAAAAGATAGCGATGATGCAAAAGAGGAAAAGCTGGTCTCATTTTCTGAGGGTAAAACGAGGGTACTTATAACAAAGCCAAAAATAGGGGCATGGGGTTTAAACTGGCAACATTGTAATAGGATTACATTTTTTCCAACTCACTCATATGAACAATTTTATCAGGCGATTAGGCGGTGCTGGAGATTTGGACAGAAAAGGCCGGTTACTGTTGATATGATTTTTACGGAAGGTGACGAGAATGTTATAGTAAATTTAAAACGTAAACAGAATCAGGCTATTGAGATGTTCAATCAACTTGTAAAATTTATGAATGATTCTTTATCAATTACAAATATAAAAAATTATACTAAAGAAATGGAGTGTCCCTCATGGCTATTAAAGATCAAATAATTAAAAAAGATTACTCTCTAATAAATGGAGATTGTATAAATGTTATGAATGATATGCCCGATAACACAATTCACCTATCGGTATATTCTCCACCTTTCGGCGGGTTGTATCATTATAGCAGTTCCGAAAGGGATTTATCAAACTGTGATTCATACGATGATTTCTTTAAACATTATACATTTGTGGTTAAGGAAATATTTAGAATAACAAAGCCGGGGAGATGCACAGCCGTTCATTGTATGGATACCCCATCGGGGAACTCTGGTAGTGATCATCTTGTGGATTTTCCAGGTGATATAATTCGGCTGCATGAGCGTGAAGGTTTTCATTATATAGCACGACATTGTATATGGAAAGAGCCCTTGACGGTCAGAAATAGAACCATGCAGAAAAACTTGGCTCATAAAACGGTTGTTGATGATTCTATTTATTGTGGCGTTGCATCGGCTGACTATCTTTTAATATTCAGGAAGATAGGTGATAATGAAATTCCAATATCACATCCGACCGGACTTGAATATTATGCAGGAGAAAGACAGATACCAGAAGAGTTATTGAAATATAAAAACCATATGGGAAATCAAATTGAGAATAGATATTCGCATTGGATATGGAGACAATACGCTTCTAGTTTCTGGGATGATATACGCCTTGATCATGTGTTGCCATATCGCGAAGGAAGAGAAGAAGATGATGAAAAGCATGTCCATCCATTACAACTTGATGTTATTGATAGAATAATTATATTGAGGACAAATCCTGGTGAAATTGTTTTTACTCCATTCATGGGTGTTGGATCGGAAGTATTTGGAGCTGTCTATAATGGACGGAAAGGAATAGGAGTCGAATTAAAAGAAAGCTATTACCGCCAAGCTATACAGAATATGAAATATATTGAAGAGCATAAGATTGACAATAAAGAAATTTCTTTATTCGACAATGAAACTCCAATTGATTGCGAGGCTATGTGATGATCGATGTATATTTGGCAATACCCTATACTAATTATTCAGACCATGAACGCGAATGGATATTTGAGACAGCAAATAGAATAGCTTTTAAATATTTCTGGGAAGGTAAAACTGTAATAAGTCCGATTACTCATTGCCATCCAATAGCAAAATATGGATTCAAAGGTGATTTTTCAGTATGGCGTGAATTTGATATGGAGTTATTAAAAATATGCTCATCCGTGGTCGTTGTCTGTATTGAGGGATGGGAATTATCAACAGGGATAAAGCACGAAATTGAATATGCACAGGCTAATAATATTCCAGTATATTACATAAGGGAAATGATATGAGCGACATACAAATATTTCAAATACCGGCAACACTATTTCAGATTAAATCAATGAGCCACTGGTGGAGACTGACGTTTGATACTCAAGAGAATATCACGCCAGGCCAAATGTCGGTAATATCCGACTGGATGAATAAGATTGGCTGGCTTACCTATTCCGCCCATCTGATAGAGGCTAGTGATATAGCATCCCTGCCGGAGATAAAGACAGACGACACAAAGACGCCGAGCCAAAGACTCCGGGCTGTCCTATTCAGGATGTGGGAGCAAAACAAAGAGGGACACGAGACGTTTACCACTTACTACGAAATGCGAATGGATAAACTTATAAATTTCTACAAAGAGAAGTTATCATGAAATATCATGACTATACCAGGGACCGGGCCCGTGGATTGAAAGTCTGTAAAAAGTGTAAATGTAAATATCCAAATACAACAGAATACTTTAATGTCAACAAACAGACTGGAGACGGGTTGCATTATCATTGCCGTGATTGCCGGATGAAATACATGATAGAATATCACGAGCGTAGACGGAAAAGTGGGAGGAAGTTATGAAAGAAATATGGAAGTGTATTCCTAATTATGAGGGATTATATGAGGTTTCAAATACTGGAAGAATAAAATCATTATCTGGCAAACTGATTATAAATGGGAAAATTTCAAAAGAAATAATTTTAAAACCAATTATTGATAGATATGGATATTTAAAAACAACCTTATATAAAAATAAAACCGGTAAAATTAAAAGTATTCATCGAGTTGTTCTTGAGGCATTTGTTGGTTCATCAGATTTACCATGTAATCACATAAATGGAATCAAGTCTGATAATAATTTATCTAATCTTGAATATTGTACTCAATCTGAAAATGAAAAACATGCACATAGAATTGGTCTTAAAAACTTCAAGGGCGAAAATGCGCCATCGTCAAAGTTGACAGAATCACAAGTCCGGCGAATAAAATTTATAGCCGAACATTACAAGGTTGAACGTGGTTATTGGTCAAAGTTGGCACGTTCATTAAAGATTTCGAGAATGACTATTTATGCAATTATTCATAATAGAAATTGGAGGCATATATGAAATTTTTTGCTCCATACATCCGCCGTGTATACAGAACAGAGTTGTTAAAGGCCGAGAGCAAAGGCTACGACAGGGCGAGGGCAATAGCTAAGGCTGAACTCAATAAGGCTTTAGATGAACAGCGGGACGTGTTTGAATTAAAGTTGATCAGTAAAAATAACGACATCGTAAGCCTTGAGAAAACAATTAAATACATGGAGCGTCAAGTCAACGATGCAGGGGAAAAGATAAAAAGATCAAAACAAATATATTTAGAGGCAAGGAAAATAATAACAATGGCAGAGAATTCATTTAAAAGACATACCGAAAATGAAACAAGAGTCATGACTGAATTTTCTGATATTAGAATAGAATCTGAATTGTTTGAAAAAAATCTTATAGGCGAATGAAGGAGGACAGCCATGAGTGAATGGAATGAATTTCAAAAAGGGTTTTTTATTGGTGCAGGTATTATGTGGTTGATATCTACATTTCTATTTATTATTTTGAGGTAGACCCATGACTAACAGGGAAGAAGAATACAGGAAGGAAACGGGAATTGAATGTAAAATTGAAGTATCAGGAGAAGATTGTTATGTATATACGGCGGGTTTTAAAGATTGGCTCATCCAGAAACTAGACGCCGAGACAGCCAGAGCAGACAGGGCCGAAAAGGATCGGGATGAATTGATACATCAGATTGAAGGTGTTTTAGGTTTTATTATCGATGGTTGGTCAATGCCTTTAGGTTTCAGTCAAATAGCAGGACAAGCGAGAGATGTCATCAAACGAATAAGGGGGGAATAATGAAACTATTCATCGAGATATTTGTAGCTATTGGTATTGTGGCTTGGCTAACAGCCTTGACTGTTTTTTTTTATTTCAATAAGACTGAAACAGATAACAAATTCAAGGTCGTTGCCGGTAAGCTGTACCTTGATATATCAGAGAAGAAGTTCAACGAGAGCAACGGCTTTCCTCCTGATGAGATCATGGATGCTGAGGCGTACCGATATATACTATATCATTATAGGAGCATGAAATGAAAGTAT